TTCAGGCTGTACGCTTACGTATAAACTCACATCAGAGCTTATACAATTTATTGCGGTATTTCCGGCCATTCAGGATTTGCTGGTTCTACACGACTGACCAGAACACTGTAGCGTTCCCAGATCTCCAGCCGTGTGCGCTCCTCCTCTGTTGCCATATTCAGCCTGACAGCGCGCTCCAGCGGCAAAATCACGGATTCAGCATCTGCAAGAAGTCTGGCTTTCCGATTTTCTGCCTGCTTCTGCAATTCCTCTGCCGTATAAATGCGTTTAATCACTTTGCCGTCCTTAAACATCCAGCCCCCTGAAATGTCCGCCCGTCGATTAGCAGTAATATCCGCCACTTCAACCACACTTAATCCATCCGGTCTGATAGCTGTCACATCCTTTTCCACATAGCGGATGATATTATCTTTGTCGTACGCTATTTTTATCGTGTCATCAGCAAAATACTTTTGTTCTTCGTACCAGTTCTTACCATCTTCTGTAAAAAACCAGACGACATCAAAGTCCTTTGTCAATTGATATTGTTCAACTGTTTTTGGATTACCCACCGTTATATTTATCAAATGCTGCATAAATTATACCTGCGCCACGTTGTACCATGTCCCGTTAATGTATTTCTGAACCGGTCTGTAATATACGCCACCAATGTTATCGGCAGAGTTTGAGCCGGTATCCTGAACAATAATGCCGGTATATACACACCCGGACGGTGCCTGATGTGTCCATGTCATGCCATTGTTCGCAGGTTTGTATGTGGCGGCACCACCAAGCCGGATATCCCGGACATAGCGGGAGTCAAAATTGCTGAAATTTGATGGTATCACCTGCCCGGTAACCCGTAGTGCATCAGACTTAAGCGTCATCAGGTCTTTTGTTGTGCTGCCAGACCTGATGCGCCATTTAAAATATTCATTGCCATTATCACCAGTTTCAAACCACATGTATGAGTCAGAATCAGCATCTGAATCATTTTTAAATCCAATTTTCGCCCAGTCAGTGTTTCTTTCCCAAATCAGGAAGGCATCATTGATAAATTTTATGCTGCCTGACATGCTTCCGCCTGATAATGCCAGAGCAAGAATATCCGCAGGTGTTGGCTTTCGTGATGTTGTATAAAACTCTGACCAGTCAGCCTCAAATCCATACCCATCACGTGCCGACCTGTAAAAAATCCCCCTGTTTTTATAATCCACAAGAAACTGCATTGCCGGACAACTTCCCTCACCCGTGTAAAAATGCAGCACCATTTTTGATGCTCCGCCATCCTGTGCACAATAAGCACCACTGTCCCAGTTCCATCCTACCGCTTTATTATTTGCAACCGTATTTCCTGTTTTCCCTAATGCAAAAGCCGGTTGCTTATTTTTCGTATTGTAGTCGCGTCGCCAGCCCGGCGCATAATCAGCTCCGTGATTGATATACGTAAATTGCGCACTGGTGGTACCACCACCGCTTGATGTACTCGGAGTGGTCACACGAATGGTCATTGCAGCTTTAACGCCCATAACCTCAATCACGCAACCTGCAAGATGAATCGTCCCACAGTCAGTATCGGTAATAATTTTGTTATTACCGTATGACCAGGAACACTTGCACATCCAGTAGGGATGATTAAAGGCTCCCTGAGACTCTAGCCAGTCAATAAACTGAGCGGTTGTCCAGTTTCCGGCTTCAGTGCTCAAAGCGCCGCTATAAGCACGACAGGCACCGATATTTTTCGTGAAAGTATCCTTTCCCGGAATATCCGCACCGTTCTGATCTTTCTGAAGACGTTTTTCAGCATTGTCATAGGCAGACTTCACCGCTTTTGGTGTTGCCGCAAGCGTTTCAGAATCGCTGTTGGTGGCGCTACTGAGCTGGACAAGACCTTTTCGCGCTGTGGTGGCATCCTGTGCAGTGTATTTCCCGTTAGCAAGGTCATACGCTGTCTTAACCGCCTTTGGCGTTGCCGCAAGCGTTTCAGAATCGCTGTTGGTGACGCTACTGAGCTGGACAAGGCCTTTTCGCGCGGTGGTGGCGTCCTGTGCGGTATATTTCCCGTTAGCAAGGTCATACGCGGCCTTTACCGCTTTCGGCGTTGCGGCCAGTGTTTCAGACGTGCTGTTGGTCGCACTGCTTAACTGAGTAAAACCTTTGGCGGTCAGCGAGGCGTCCGGGTGACGTCGTGACTGTTCGTGCTCTGCAATTTTGTCATCAACGTAATCCTGCGTCGCCATCACTGTTGTGGTGTCAATGGTCAGCTCCACTGAGGCCACACTGCTGACGATGATGACCATGCGACAGGTCTGCGAACGCCCTGAGCCTTCGGCAAGAGCTGGCTTATAACTTTCGGCCATGTTCGCCACGGCAATTAATGTTCCCGCATCATCGTACAGGCCAAGCTCACGCATCCAGAAACCGCCCACCTCCGGCGGAATAACCAGCTCTGCGATAATATAATTACTGTTTCGTTTGTCCTGGCTGATTTTGTTCAGCGCATGTCGCCAGACTTCATGGATAAGTCCGGTCTGTCCGGCATCCGGGACAGGCAATTTACCACCGCCATCCCCGACGGCCATCGTGGTAATGTTGACCTTCCGCCCTCCCGGTGCGGTTGCCGCTGCCAGCTTTGCTGCACCGGCAGTGGTGATAACGGTTCTGAATTTTGTGCTCATTATTCCTCACTTATCCGGGGTAAACCGTAATTACATCGCCGTCGTAAGCCACACCACCGGCGAACAGGTAGCCGGGAATGTCCCGGGTAATGTTCAGGCCAATAAGGTGACGGCTTGCAGGTTTGGCATCAGCAATCAGCCGTTCCATTTCCTGATACATTGCCTCTGTGATGCCACTTTCCAGTACACCAATATCAAGCCGGAAGGTGCCGGGCGGGTCACTATTTTCCCACCACTCCGTCACGTTGATGAGATAGCCCAGCGGCTCCACCACACGCCGGATTGCACCTATAGTGCCTTTATGACAGTGGATGAAATACGCATCGCGGATAACGGCGCGTTTTGTCGCTTCCGGCCACTTTTCATCCCACCTGTCGACCGAAAACGCCCACGCCAGCCACGGCAGCAGATTTGCCGGACAGGTGTCCGGGTTCCACAGCTCACGAATACTGACCGGTGTTTTTTCAATTTCCGCACAGGCTTTTGCGGCGGCGACTTCAAGCGGTGATGAGCCGGTCGGCAGCAGGCGCTCACTCATCCGAGCCTCCGGTCACGACGCGGTATTCGGTACAGAAAGACGCCTGCGTACTGTTGAGCACGATGTCGGCCAGCGGTGCAGCCAGTTCGACACGCTGCACACCTTCCACATGCAAAGCGGCATAAATGGCAGACAGACGGATGTCGCGCCCCAGCCGGTGCTGTGCCGTGATATACGCTTCCAGTTTTTTCACGGCGGCAGCGCGAATGGGTTCGCTTTCGGGACCAGGGTAAAGGTAAAGCGTGGCGTTTATCTGGTATTCAACAATGGCGGCAGACTGCACGGTCACGCGGTCGGCCACCGGCCTGACGTCCTCGCCATTAATGGCGTTACGCACCACGGCCAGCAGGTCTTCGGATGCGACACCGTTATTTTCACGTGACAGCACGGAGATGGTGACGCAGGCCGGAGACGGACTGGTGACAGAGATATCCGCGACACGCCCGTCAGCACTGCGGCCATGATACTGATAGGCACCCACCGACCCGGCGACGCTTAAACCTTCAAACGCCTGCTGAATACGCAGACGATAATCGGTGTCAGACTCCATCACTGCCGGTGTCGGCGGGATGGTCGAATCATCTGCCGGGGTGATAGTCAGGCGCGTGGTGTTGTAATTGGCACCAATCACATCAAGGTCATTACCGGCAGCACAGGCCAGCATCACCGCCCGTGCGGCCTCATTCACACGCTGACGCCAGATAAGCTCACGATAAGCATTTTCCTCCAGCAGTTTGACGAGAGGCTCAGATTCCAGCGTCAGGGTACGGGCGACCGCCTCCTGCTGGTCTTCCGGGTAAAGGGAAATCAGTGTCGCCTTGCGTTCGGCGAGAATGGTTTCAAAGTCCAGCTCCTCGACCACATCCGGTGCGGGTAGCTGGTTCAGGTCGATAATCGGCATGGTTTCAACTCACAGGGATGGTTAACGAAAGTGGCTGGCCGGTGTCGTTGTGCTGGCCGGTTAACGTGACCGTCATTCGCCCGTCAAAACTGCGCTCAGTGGTGACGGATGACAGGGTGACGCGGGGTTCCCATTTCAGCACCGCCATGTAACAGGCGACCTTAATCTGCAACTCAAGCGCCGGGGTCTGCGGCTGGTCAATCATTGACGCCAGCAATGAGCCGTAATCACGACGCATCACCCGTGAGCCGACCGGCGTGCGCAGGATATCGCCGATACTCTGGCTGATATGCTCAAGGTCAGTGACCGTCAGGCCATCACTGCGATTCATTCCGAGATAACGCGCTGTCATAGAGGACTCCCGGTTGTGCCGCCGCTGTCGCCGGGGTGTTTATGGGTATGCAGTACCTTACCGTTTGATGAGAGTTCACCGCCGGTATGTTTAATGTTGCCGCGCATCGTCCCGCCCTTCTGCACTTCCAGCGTGCCGGTAATCAGTCTGTTGGTGCAGACTACCTCCGGGGTGTCCAGGGTGATGCGGGTTGACGCTTTCACCATGACCACCGGCACCGTGGCAGTAACAGAATCAGAAGCCGTCACGCTGGCCGTTTTAATTCCGCTTACCGTGAGTGCACTGGTTTCGGGTTCATACTCAATCACCGCCCCGTCAGGGAAACGGATATGCAGGGCATCCGCCGACGCAGACGGCGCGGGGTTATCGCCGGAATAAATCCCCGGCAGAACGAACGCCGTGTCGAGTTCACCGCCCACGGCCAGAATCAGCACCTGTTCCCCCACGGAAGGTGCCCACCATGTGCGCGAACGTCCGGCGCGATGGGTCAGCCACTGAAGCCAGTCGGTGCACATGCCGCCGGTCTGCACACGGCAGCGACCGGCGTTAAGGTCGGTTTCGACGATAATGCCGGTGCGTATCATGTTGCGCAGTGCGCGCGCGAGTTCCTGAATATTTGCGAGAGTGTTCATAACGGGAAGGATGCCGCCGGGTCATACCGGCGGCAATGTGACGATGAGGTGTCGGGAATGGCACAACTAACGGTCGAGGTGAGCCAGGATAATCTCTTCAATCATCTGCACATCCTCACCGGTAAAGCCGAGCAGAGGACGCGCCGGATAATCAATTTTCTTACCGTCTTTCCGGTTTTCTTCCGACAGACCGAACTGATGCACACTGGCGATTTTCGGCGACTTCCCGCCGTAAAATTCCATTGATGCCTGCTGCGGGCTGGCGCGGATATGCAAAAAACGACTGGTAATAAGTTTCGCAAACATTTTTCGCTTAACGCGACCGGTCTTTTTTCTGGCGCTCTGCTGCTGGCGTGGCACGTAGGGTGTGCCGTCCGGGGCTTTCTGTGCCATCACCCGACGCTGCTGACTCTGCCGCAGACGTTTCGCCAGTTCGGCACTCAGTCGTCGACGCCCTGACGGTGACAGCGACTCAATCAGTCCGGTCAGCCGGTCTTCAAAACGCTTAAACTCATTCATCCCACTTGCTCACCAGTTCGCCATTGATATAAAGCTCCATCGGGCGGGTGACCGGCTCCGGCGGCGTGGGCTCCGGGATATTCTTCACATGCAGTGCGCCGTCGACCTCACTGACCAGCGTGCGCTCGGTCAGCATCAGGCTGATGCTGATATCAAAGCTGCTGTCATTGTTGATGTCTGCATAAAACGTGAAGCCCTTTTTCTGGCCTTCGTCGGTGGTCATGATGTCGGGCTGATTTTCCCGCAGCCACGCCAGCACCGGCACGATGAGCAGGTCAAAATCACCGGTAAAGTCGGTCACAATGACATTGAGCGTGTAACGCTTTTCAAATGACAGCGACGTCGCCAGTGTGGAGGCAATACTCCCGTTATCCACGAATATCCGCAGCATCTCGGGGCTGGTTTTCAGCACCGTGACGGCATCAGTCAGCGCCCTGCGCAGGCTGTCGGGTTTGAGCATCGTTTTCGTCCTGACAGTGTTTAATCATTTTTACCTGGCTGGCACAGCGTGCCAGCGCGTTCTCAAGCTGCCGGATATCGGCACTTAAATCGCCGTTCGTCTCCGGGTCACTGCCCGGCATCGGGCAAAGACTCACTTTCGGGCAGGCGTTGTGGACAATCACTGGCGTCGGTGCAGGCCGGGCGCTGGTGCAACCGGCGCACAGCATCAGGCAGGTCAGCACCGTACCAGCGGCGAAAATCTTCGTTTTCATTCAGTAACCTCGTGATGGTTTTCTCGCGCTGAGCTTCACGCTTCGCGGCGTTTTCCAGTTCCTGACGCAGTGCCACCTGCGCCAGCTCGTTTTTGTCTGCCCTGGTGAGCGCAACATGAAGCTGGTTTTTCAGCATGGTGATGGTCGCCTGCTGTTCACTGGCGACGTTGTTTGCCCTGTCCAGCGAAGCGCGCAGGCTGGCATTTTTGTGTTTCACCAGAAACAGACCCGCCACCGCCAGTGATAACAACACAACCAGCACAGTCATCAGCTTTGACATGGTTCCCGCCCCTCAAAACGCTGACGGCAGGCCGTACGTATCAGCCGGAAGAACACCGATGCCACGAGATAAATCAGCGCGGTAAAAATCCACCCGGTAGCGACCAGCGAGCTAAACGTCGCCACCACCACTACCAGAACCGCCGCCCGTCTGCGCCACGGCACCGGCTGCAAAAACAGCGACGTGACAATCTTCACGGCCAGCGATTCCGGCGGCAGCTCCCGCCCGTAGCGTTCCAGTACATACTCCGTGGCATACACCCCGACACCACCGGCAACCACACAGATAACCGTCGCCAGAATCGCCCAGGTGGCGACAAAACTGACGGCCACGCTCTGCGGGTAAATCAGGGACAGTGCCAGCATCAGCGCCAGCGACACGTGCAGCATCAGTGAAAGGGATAATTTCTTCATGGTGTTTACTCCGTTTAAGCCGGTACGCCGCCAGCGGTACGCCAGACGGTGACCAGTTTTTCCAGTGAATGCTCACGCTGACCGTAACCGGCACCCGGCAGGGACGCCCAGATATTGCGACAGCGTGAAATGGCGCGCTCAATGCGTCCCGCCCGGATGTCATCCAGCGCACCGCGTTCGCGGATCAACTGAATGGCGAGTCTGTCCTGTGACAACGGACTGAAATCCGGCAGGGCAAGCTGTTTGCGGTAATGCGGCCAGAACAGGTAAAGCTGCTGATAGCGACCGGAGGCCGTGGATTTTTCACCGCGACGGTTAAACACCTTCGCCGGTCGGCCATGCGCGAACGGGTGGTCACTGTAGTCGGTGAAAATTTCCGGCTTCCCGTCCAGTCCGGTGACTATCACGTCATAGCCCCGGTTTTTCGTCAGCGGATGATTCGCCGTCCCTTCGGACACGGCCAGCATGTCGAGAAAGGCGGCGATATTCTGATGCGTGTTAATTACCGGCATTACTGTTTCCCCCTGCCCTTAAAGCGGCGCTGAATGGCAATCTCAATCACCTGATAACCGGCGATACCCAGCATGGAGCCGATGCCGCACACCGCAGGCAGTGACAGGTCAGGAAACTGCACCAGAACAACACCGGCAACCATCGAGACAAAACCACCGAGCAACATGCGCCCGATAAACAGACGCGGGGTGATGGGTTCACCACCGGCAAGCACCTTGCCGACAACAATCAGCACCCCAATCATGAAAAGCGACAGGACGCTTTTTTCTTCTGCTGTCATGCGTTACTCCCACAGATTGACAGTTTCAGCCACGGGCGCGGTCTGAACGTCGGGCAGTTCGACGGCGGTGCCGTGTGGCAGCACCGCACCCAGTTCAGCCAGTCCCGGATTTGCGGCGAGCACGGCCTCGACCACGCCCTCAGTGCGCCCGTAATACCGGACACAAATGGCGTCGAGCGTGTCGCCCTGTAGCGCAAAGGTCTTCATCAGATTTGACTCACGATGCAGCGCGGCTTGTCCTGGATGCGCGCCACCGCCCAGCGCATATCCCGCCACAGCTCATCAATGGTGCTGTCAATGCTGTCAGCCTTCTTGTCGCCTTTCGCACTGGCATCCACGCCGCGGTAACGCTCATAAAGCGACGCGGTCGCCATCGCACACACGGCGCGCTCGTAGTAAAAAACTTTGATGCTTTCACCGTCGATGTCGTCCGCCGGAACGTCCGCCAGACGCGTAAAACCGGCGGCAATTTTCTGTTCGCGGTACTCGTACAGCTCCGCATTCGTCTCCGCCATGCCTGACTTGATGGCCTCACGCAGACGGGCGGGGGCGACGGTCTGCTCAAGGCGCATACGTTCCCGGACGCGCTTCGGGTCGATATCGGGAAAAAAGAACGTGTTTTTAATCACCGGCTCGTCGCCTGCCGGTTGCGGGATGACCACCGTACCCTCACCGGACACGGGAGCCTCCTTTCGCGGAATAATCAGCGTCATCATGACTACCTCTGAAAAGTCGGGCGGTGGACGCCGGTACAGCGTCAGGTGATTCACCCTCACTGACCGGCGTGCCGCCCTGGCGCGGGGCGCATTCGGTTGTTAACTGGCTTTCTTTTTCGGGCGTCCACGTTTTGCCGGTGTCACGCTCCGGGTCTTACGCGGGGTACGGGTGGCCGCTTTGGGCTGCGGCTCCGGCTTCGGTTTCAGCTCCCGCTCCAGTCGTTCAATCTCTTTTTTGACGCCTGCCTGACAGTCGAGCTGTGTCGCACGTTGCAGGTGCGCCAGCGCACCGGCGGCATCACCACCGTCACGCAGAAACAGACCGGTGATTTTGTGCAGCTTTGCGCGCACTTCATCAGGCATGTCAGCAGCGGCAGTCAGTTCAAGGGTCTCCGTCAGCAGGCGGGTATCCACAGACTCACCGGCAGCGTGGGCACGCATGGCCGCAAGCGCGACCTCCTCGGTGAACATGTACGGCGGGGTGCGGCGGTGTTTACCCGGCATGGTCAGACCGTACTTCAGGGCATAACGGGCAATCTCCAGCGCACCGGCAATATCGCCGGTATCCAGACGCCACAGCATGACCGTCATCAGAATGTCATCCTGTGCGCCTTTGCCCTGCTCCAGCACGCCGTTCACCCACGGCAACCAGAACGGCAGCAGTTCGCGTTTTTTCGCGGCCTTCAGCTCTTTTGAATAAATCGCTTTCAGTGTGCGCTGGTCTGCGGCGAGCTTAACCAGCATCTGCTCATAGACAGTTGCATGTCGCAGCGGGGCGGCTTCCCGCTGCGCGGTCATCGCTGCCGAGACCCGCATCATGTGGCGCTGTGCGGGACTCGTCATCGGTTACGCTCCCGGCTCTGCGGTTGCCCTGGCCGGTGTGGAGAAATCACCGACCTTAATTTTTTCCACCAGACAGCCGGCGGCGTAGTCTTCCACCACGTAATCAATGTTCATTGACTCGTAGTTCTCCACGCGGTCGAGTTTCGGGTTTTCCTCAATCACGCGGCGATGGCTGTCATCCATGTAGTAGATGGACAGGTTTTCCAGCTTCGTGATGAGCATCGCATCCGCCGGGAAGTACGGGACGCGTACCGCCGGCAGGTTACCGATGCGTTTCTGGCTGATGATGACGTCAGCGGCCAGCATTTCGCTGTTGTCCTGCTCCTTGTTGACGATGGGGAAATACTTGTCCGCCAGTAGCTGACGTCCCACAATCACCACAAGGTCAGGGTCTTCCTGATACCACGGTTCAATCAGGTTATTGGTCGCATCCATCACCAGTGCGTCAAGGCTGGCATAATCACCGCCCTTGCCCACGCGGATAACCTCAGAGGTGGTGCGACCTTCCTCGTCAGTGACCTTGTTCATCACGCGCGCCGGAGCTTCATTGCGGTATTTCTGCAGCCAGCCGACCGCCACATCCTGCAGCATCGGATTGCTGCTGCGGTCAGAGGTTTCGGCACGCTTCACGCCGTTAAAACCGGCCATGATGAAATCAAGGGACTGGCGTTTGATAATGGCATTACGGATACGGAGCTGGAAATCCTGATAACGCGCCCACAGGTCCAGCGTTTTGTAGCGGATATAAAAATCGAAGTTAACCTGGTCGCATTCGTACTTGTTGGACGCCAGCTTCGAGAAGTCCTTCGGCTGACGCTCGGTGCCACCGGCGGTGTCGGTGGTGCTGGCAATGGGGCCGGTGACACCGATACCAATTTTTTCCCCTTTCATTTCGCTGACCGGCACAATGTTGATGCGGGTCAGAAAGTCAGAGGACTCCTGCATGGTGTTCATCAGGGTCTGGGTGACCGACGGTTCAACGGTGAATTTTTTCGACACATCACCGGCGTCGATGCCGTTCAGTTCGGCAACACGGGACAGGTAGGCATTAAATTTTAAACGGGTTTCCTGGCGCATATTTGTTCCTGAAATTAAGGGTTAATCGTGAAGGTTTTCCCGGACTGACTGACGCCGGTCAGCAGTTCGTCATCAGGGCGTCTCCGCCACCGCCGGTGGCCTTGCTGCGGCGCTGCTGGGTCAGACTTTCGGTGTGGTCGAGACTGTTTTTCAGGCGGGTGAATGCCTGGCTGGTTTCATCCGCCCTGTCAGTCACCTCCTGCTTAAGTGCGGAAAAGGCGTTTTCCATCTCAGCGAGGCGCTGCTCAGTGGCGCTCAGTTTTTCCTGCACATGTTCAGCAACAGCGGTCACCGCTTCATGCACGTCATTCAGACGGGCGTCATCGCTGGCCTGTTTGCGGCCAAAAATGGATTTCACCTTTTCGGTCAGGGCGGTGAACACGGTTTCAGGCAGGTCTTCAAATTCCAGCTCAACGGGCGTTGCCACTGAAATCAGGTTTTCAGGGCTTAATTTGAAGCGGTTCAGGGGGTTGTGTTTTGCCGTGCGGCAGAATTCCAGATATTCCGTGCCGAGGCTTGCCGGGTCATCGGTGACGGCCAGCCCCACCAGATAACATTTGCCGGTGTTGGCAAAGTTCGGCTGAATCTCCATTGAGGTGTAGACCTTCTGCGCGGCCTTGTTCATCGCGATAAGGTCATCGGTCGGGGTGATTTTCGCAAACAGCGCCCATTTGCCTTTCAGCGCCGAATCATCGTCAATCTTTTCGGCCTTCAGTTCAGCCACATCACCATAACGTTTAAAAATACCGTCAGGCAGGATGCCGCGCAGATGTTCCAGGTTAATGCGGCAACCATAGACTCGCGGGTCAAAGGTTTCGGCCATTTCCTGAATATCCTGCGCACTGATGACACGCCCGTCACAGGTGTCACCCTCAACGCCGATACGAAAGAATTTTGAGACTTTTTTTGCCATTGTCAGGAGTCCTGAATAGTGATTAGAGGAGTCACATGTCGGCATCAGTTTCCCGACGATGCGCATCCTCCGCCATCAGTCCCGGATGGCTTATCACTGACACAACAGCACCTTAGCGAATCGCGGGGCGCGACTCAGTAGCCTTGCCGTGTATTCATCACGGCGAGGTATTCATGACCATCACCACAGACACCACTCTTTTACACGACCCGCGTCGTCAGGCGGCGCTGCTGTACTGGCAGGGGTTTTCCGTGCCGCAGATTGCCGCCATGTTGCAGATGAAACGCCCGACGGTGCAGAGCTGGAAACAGCGCGACGGCTGGGACAGCGTTGCCCCCATCAGCCGTGTCGAAATGAGCCTGGAAGCGCGGCTGACCCAGCTCATCATCAAACCGCAGAAAACCGGCGGTGACTTCAAGGAAATTGACCTGCTGGGACGCCAGATTGAACGACTGGCACGGGTAAATCGCTACAGCCAGACCGGCAACGAGGCAGACCTTAATCCGAACGTCGCTAACCGCAACAAAGGCGGGCGTCGCAAACCGAAAAAGAATTTTTTCAGTGACGAAGCCATCGAAAAGCTGGAGCAGATTTTCTTTGAGCAGTCTTTCGACTATCAGTTGCACTGGTATCGCGCCGGGCTTGAGCACCGCATCCGCGATATCCTGAAATCCCGCCAGATTGGCGCGACGTTTTATTTTTCCCGCGAGGCACTGCTGCGCGCCCTGAAAACCGGTCATAACCAGATTTTTCTGTCGGCCAGTAAAACGCAGGCGTATGTGTTCCGCGAATACATCATCGCCTTTGCCCGTCTGGTGGACGTTGACCTTACCGGTGACCCGATTGTCCTGGGCAATAACGGCGCAAAACTGATTTTTCTCGGCACCAACTCCAACACCGCGCAGAGCCATAACGGCGACCTGTACGTCGATGAGATTTTCTGGATCCCGAATTTTCAGGTACTGCGTAAGGTGGCATCAGGTATGGCCTCACAGAGTCACCTGCGCTCGACCTATTTCTCCACCCCGTCCACGCTGGCGCACGACGCCTACCCGTTCTGGTCAGGTGAACTGTTCAACCGGGGACGTGCCAGCGCCGCCGAACGTGTGGAAATCGACGTCAGTCATAACGCCCTTGCCGGGGGGCTTCTCTGTGCGGACGGCCAGTGGCGGCAGATTGTCACCATTGAGGACGCCCTGAAAGGTGGCTGCACGCTGTTCGACATTGAGCAGCTCAAACGTGAAAACAGCGCCGACGATTTTAAAAACCTGTTCATGTGTGAATTTGTTGACGACAAGGCGTCGGTGTTCCCGTTCGAGGAGCTGCAACGCTGCATGGTCGACACGCTGGAAGAATGGGAAGACTATGCGCCGTTTGCCGCCAATCCGTTCGGCTCCCGCCCGGTATGGATTGGTTACGACCCGTCACACCGTGGCGACAGCGCCGGATGCGTGGTGCTGGCACCGCCGGTGGTGGCCGGAGGTAAATTCAGAATACTTGAGCGTCACCAGTGGAAAGGCATGGACTTTGCCACTCAGGCGGAATCCATCCGCAAACTCACCGAAAAATACAACGTCGAATACATCGGAATTGATGCCACCGGCCTCGGTGTCGGCGTGTTCCAGCTCGTGCGCTCGTTCTATCCCGCCGCGCGCGATATCCGCTACACGCCGGAAATGAAAACCGCAATGGTGCTCAAGGCAAAAGACGTCATCCGCCGTGGCTGTCTGGAATATGACGTCAGCGCCACCGACATCACCAGCTCGTTTATGGCTATCCGCAAGACCATGACCAGCAGCGGACGCAGCGCCACCTATGAGGCCAGCCGTAGCGAGGAAGCCAGCCACGCCGACCTCGCCTGGGCGACCATGCACGCCCTGTTAAATGAGCCACTCACCGCCGGTATCAGCACCCCGCTGACATCCACCATTCTGGAGTTTTACTGATGAGCAAGAAAAAAGGGAAAACACCGCAACCTGCGGCAAAAAAAATGACCGCCAGCGCCCCGAAAATGGAGGCATTCACCTTTGGTGAGCCGGTGCCGGTACTCGACCGCCGTGACATTCTGGATTACGTCGAGTGCATCAGTAACGGCAGATGGTATGAGCCACCGGTCAGCTTTACCGGTCTGGCAAAAAGCCTGCGTGCTGCCGTGCATCACAGCTCACCGATTTACGTCAAACGTAATATTCTGGCCTCAACGTTTATCCCACACCCGTGGCTTTCTCAGCAGGATTTCAGCCGCTTTGTGCTGGATTTTCTGGTATTCGGTAATGCGTTTCTGGAAAAGCGTTACAGCACCACCGGTAAGGTCATCAGACTGGAAACCTCACCGGCAAAATATACCCGCCGTGGCGTGGAGGAGGATGTTTACTGGTGGGTGCCGTCCTTCAACGAGCCGACACCTTTCGCGCCCGGCTCCGTGTTTCACCTGCTGGAGCCGGATATTAATCAGGAGCTGTACGGTCTGCCGGAATATCTCAGCGCCCTTAACTCTGCCTGGCTGAATGAGTCGGCCACGCTGTTCCGCCGCAAGTATTACGAAAACGGCGCTCATGCCGGATATATCATGTACGTCACTGATGCCGTGCAGGATCGCAACGATATCGAAATGCTTCGCGAAAACATGGTGAAGTCGAAAGGCCGCAACAACTTTAAAAACCTGTTTCTCTATGCCCCGCAGGGGAAAGCTGACGGCATTAAAATTATCCCGCTCAGTGAAGTGGCAACGAAGGACGATTTTTTTAATATCAAAAAAGCCAGCGCCGCTGACCTGCTGGACGCGCACCGCATCCCCTTTCAGTTGATGGGCGGCAAGCCGGAGAACGTCGGGTCGCTGGGTGATATTGAGAAAGTGGCAAAGGTCTTTGTCCGCAATGAGCTAATCCCGTTACAGGACAGGATTCGGGAAATAAACGGCTGGCTCGGCCAGGAGATCATCCGCTTTAAAAACTACTCACTGGACACTGACAACGGCTGAACATCGCCGCCTACGGGCGGCTTTTTTACACCCCGTCATCACGCCCTCACACGCTCACCACCGCACAAAACAGCCCGCATACACACCAACGCCCCGGCGAACAATCTAAACGCCATCACGACGCGCTCAGACGCTGAAAAAATAAAATCAGCACCACCGCCAGCGCGCAGTGCTTTCCCCGCCTCGCCCGCCCGCTTCACGGGGCGGTTTTAATGCAGGTGCATGGACACTCCAAGAGCACGCCAGCACTTACGATAACTGACAATAAAAGCAACTTTTGACACATGCAAATTCATGCCATCAGACACTCACAACAAAAAACAGCGATAGAAAATTAGACCAATAACACACAACCTATACGATCTCAATAACATTATTAACAAAAAACCATCAAGATCACATAAATAAGAACTAACAATTGACCTGTAGCTCATCATTTGTAAATTCATAACTATATCAATCGCGTTTTGCACTCACGGTAATTTTATAAATTACAAAAGCGATTAAATAAAAAAAGCAAAAACATTAAATAAAAGCACGACACTTATTATTTTCATTTTAAAAACAATTACATTTAAGTTACATACCCTTATTTAGTCTTATCTTTTAATACACAACCTCAAATGTAACTTCAAAAATAATACACTTAAAAACATTCACTATAAAACCCCTAAGGAAAACCAAACAACTAAGACACTAGCCCAAAGGAGATTTGCCAATGTGATAATTTTATTTTTTATTAATTTTCACTATCTTTATCATAAACAGGACTGTAATAATGGCTAATAAATACACACCTATTTTTATAGCTGGTATCCTGCTCCCCATTTTATTAAATGGCTGCTCATCAGGAAAGAACAAAGCTCATCTTGACCCCAAAGTTTTCCCTCCTCAAGTAGAGGGAGGACCAACAATTCCTTCTCCAGATGAGCCTGGACTTCCATTACCCGGAGCTGGACCTGCACTTCCCACAAATGCACCAATCCCTATCCCGGTACCAGGTACAGCACCCGCAGTATCTTTGATGAACATGGATGGCTCAGTTCTAACAATGTGGAGCCGCGGAGCTGGTTCATCATTATGGGCTTATTATATCAGCGACTCCAATTCATTTGGAGAACTACGCAATTGGCAGATTATGCCCGGAACCAGACCAAATACGATACAGTTCCGCAATGTAGACGTTGGTACTTGTATGACAAGCTTCCCGGGGTTTAAAGGAGGTGTGCAACTATCTACTGCACCTTGCCAGTTTGGACCAGATCGCTTCGACTTCCAGCCGATGGTAACACGCAATGGTAATTACCAGTTAAAATCGTTGTCTACAGGTTTATGCATCAGAGCTAATTTTTTAGAAAGAACACCATCATCTCCGTACGCAACAACATTAACAATGGAGCGTTGCCCATCAAGTGGAGAGAGAAACTTCGAATTTATGTGGTCCATAAGCGAACCATTAAGGCCAGCTCTAGCCACTATTGTTAAGCCAGAAATACGCCCATTTCCACCACTACCAATAGAACCAGATAGGCATTCAGCAGGAGGCGAACAATGAAAAAATATATTATATCTCTGATAGTATTTTTATCGTTTTACGCTCAGGCGGATTTAACTGATTTTCGCGTTGCGACCTGGAACCTTCAGGGCGCATCCGCCACTACTGAAAGTAAATGGAATATAAATGTCCGACAATTAATTTCTGGTGAAAATGCCGTAGATATTTTAGCTGTGCAGGAGGCAGGTTCTCCGCCATCAACGGCTGTAGATACAGGTAGAGTTATTCCTTCCCCAGGCATTCCTGTCCGGGAGCTTATCTGGAACTTGTCTACAAATAGCAGACCACAGCAAGTATATATATATTTTTCTGCTGTTGATGCCTTTGGTGGAAGGGTCAATCTTGCTCTGGTTAGCAATCGGCAGGCCGATGAAGTGTTTGTTCTTCGCCCGGTAAGACAAGGTGGGCGGCCATTGCTTGGCATACGGATTGGCAATGATGCATTTTTCACTGCACATGCGATAGCTACGCGAAACAATGACGCTCCCGCTCTTGTTGAAGAAGTCTATAGCTTCTTTCGTGACAGCCGAGACCCAGTCCACCAGGCCATTAACTGGATGATTCTTGGTGATTTTAATCGCGAACCTGATGATTTAGAGGTGAACCTTACAGTTCCTGTAAGAAATGCATCAGAAATTATTTTCCCTGCTGCACCGACACAAACGAGTCAACGAACATTAGATTATGCAGTAGCAGGAAACGCTGTGGCCTTTAGACCATTTCCGCTACAAGCAGGAATTGTATACGGAGCCAGAAGGACTCAGATGTCTTCAGACCATTACCCTGTTGGCGTTTCCAGACGATAAAAGAGGCTATCATAATGAAGAGATTAATAATTATTGTAACTATGTTGCTAATATCCGGATGCTCCTCATCACAGGAAGCTGTCAATAATCAGATAGATGAGTTAGGAAAAGAAAATAACTCTCTATTCACATTCCGCAATCTCCAAAGTGGCCTGATGCTCCATAACAGACTAGATCTGCATGGCAGAGAAATCACTGGATGGGAAGTTGTACCAGTAAAAACACCAGCTGAAGCTCTTGTTACCGATCAAAGCGGGTGGATAATGATTCGAACCCCAAATACAGACCAATGTTTAGGGACTCCTGATGGAAAAAATCTGCTAAAAATGACGTGTAATCCGACAGATAAGAAAACTCTGTTTTCTCTCATACCTTCAACAACAGGTGCGGTACAAATCAAAAGTGTTCTGTCTGGATTATGTTTCTTAGATAGTAAAAACAGCGGGTTAAGTTTTGAAACGGGGAAATGCATTGCTGACTTCAAAAAACCATTTGAAGTTGTACCACAGAGCCATTTATGGATGTTGAATCCATTAAATACTGAATCGCCTATTATTTAATCACATCATTGCCCGGCATTTAGCCGGGCATATAACAAAGCATGACCATAATGGGGTAAAGTTAATGGCTTCCCCTTACTTTATCTTATGTTCCAACTCACACTTGGTTATGAACCCCGGCCACTCATCAATGATTGGATACGTGAATTTTTTCCCGCCATAATTTACGGTTGCCCCACGCGCCAGCGCCTCAAGCTCCCATCGCTGCGGCCTGATACCGTTCTGAGCAAGGTCAACGCGGATACGGGTAATTTGCATTCTTTCCGACCGGGTCAGTCTGGCCGATGGTGTAATTTCATGTGGTTTTAACGGGCTTCCGTTTCTCTGCTGACGATTTGGTGTTCTCAGGTCGTGTTTTAATGCGCCCCTGAGCGCCCTCACGACCTCCGGGTCATTCCATTTGATAACACCGTCATCAACCAGATTTAGCACTGCTGCGGCGTGCTCAGATGGCGTGAGCACCGGTAACGAAGTATTACCGCCGGTGAGCTTTCCACAGTTATTGACAGGACTCCGAGGCGCGGCGATGCCGCTTTTTAAAGTCAAAGGCTCAACGACCGGAACTTTCGGCACAATGCGCCAGTCCGTCGTTCTGGTGATATGAATATGACGCGCGCCGAGATGCGGCGCGTAAATGCCGACCACTCTCTCGACTTCTTCCTCGTACTCGTTAACTTCATCCGACGGACTACGGGCGACCCTGACAGTCTGACAATCGCGCGGGACATTTGCCCCACCCTGCGCGCTGATATACAACGCAAAATCACCACTGTCTGCGGCGGCGCGTGCAGCCTCGACGCGCTCGTCAAACTCATCAGCAATGCTGACGCCGCGAGGCAATTTGCGTAGTTCACGGTAAGCCCCCATTGTCGGCAGACCAACCGTTTTAAATTGTGGGATGCGCCACGTTGACGCCCATGCGGTAACAGCCGCAGCAGTGTCTTTCAGCGGTCTGCCGGTATCGTTATCGAGCTGACCATCCAGTGCATAGCCATCGATGTTTTTTGAGATGTATTTCGCGATATACCCCGCAGCACCGCCCTGGTTAAGGTGTTTTGCCTGAAAACGGTTTCGCGCGGCTCCTCTTTCGTCGCCATCCTCTTTGAGCGCATAGCGACGCATGATTTCGATAATCTGGTTACGCTGGCGTGGATTACAAAAAAGCATCATATGCCAGTGCGGCGTTCCGTCGTGGTGTGGTTCAACAACACGCAAACCGTAGGCCTGTAAATCATTATCCTTGAATGCCGTGCGCATCAGGCTCCAGATACGGCAGAGATAACGCTGCGCATCCTTTGGATTAAATGCCTCATCATTCCAGCCGTGATTTAGCTGGACGGTTTTGCTTTCGCCTTTTCTGACCTGACGTGTTGGGTGATACTTTGACGGCGCGGTCAGCGTGATAAACATCCCCACATCACCCTCTGCGGCAGCGTAACGCTCAATACCGGCGATGGTGTTCATCAGCTCCATCCGGCGAATTTCTGGATTAGAAATACTGCCCATCACCTTACTGATAAGGTCGATGCGCTCGCCGGTTTCCCTGTTTTCAAGGTCACACGATTTAAGAAATTCCAGATTTGCCTGGCGGCGCGCACGCACATCACGAATGGCATGTTTACTGGCATAAGGAGAACGGTCTTTATTGACCTCCCCGACAGCAATCAGTAACGCCTCATGCCAGCGCATACGCTGGCCTTTAAGCTGATGAGTCCACCATTCATCGTTAAACAGACGGGCAATGGCAGAATATGCCTGCCTCGTGGTCATCTGCCCTTTACGGTATTTTTTCCAGTAGAGCGGGGAAATATTGAAAGCACGTGCAGCGCCAGCAACATGACCATACAGGTGAGCCTGCGCCTCATCCGTAAACAGCGATTCTTTCTCGCCATGCGCATCCACCCAGGCATCGCAGAGTTCCTCATACATTATGAAAAGCTGCGATGAGATACGGGCGGCAAACTTTTTCAGCTCCTTGTCATTCATTCCAGGCAGGCGCGCATAGTGGTCACGCTCTGCCAGAAACAGCAACGACGCGTCGGTGTTCATTTCATGGCGCTGATTAACGCGCTCAATGCGCGGCCATAAACGACGCTGAAAAGTGGATGTGAGGAAATAAAACCCGTGCACCGGGCTTTTATTGCGCCGGATGTAGTCATAGCGTGAAGTAAACAGCGAGCGCAAAAAGTAAGGCAGGCGATTAATCGTGGATAAAACACCTTGCACCTGACGCATCTCGTCACGTGTAAGGGGTCTTTCGCGCCCGACAGCCTCGCGTGGCGCGTTCCATGCATAAGCACCGGTAAACGTCTTACCGGTGCCTGCGGCAAATGCTGACGGAGGGACAAAACGCCCGGAGGCTTTAACGGCCATATGAGCCAAAAGCCTCTGAACAACGCTTGCTGAGTTGCTCAACCTGCGCGTTTAAATCAGCAAAAGACTTTGCGCTTCCGGTCAGAATATCGTGATGCATCAGGCCGGAAACGAGCTGGCTTAATTTCGGGTAATAACCAACCACCGCCAGCCATTCCTGACCGGCGTTTTTACCGCTTTCCGCTCTCTTTTTCTCGTGGAGAATAAACTGAAAGCTGTCACTGGTAACGACATAACGTTCGCCAATTTCAATACGAATACTCATGCCGTTCTCCGGTAATGTTTGTTTTTTGCTTCAAAGACTGACTGGCAGGAAACACAACGCGTGGCTGACGGATAAGCCGCACGACGGGCAGCAGGTATTGGCGCGTCACACTCTTCGCAAACCAGCGCAGAAGCACCGCAATGTTTTACCCTTGCCGCGTTAATCTGGCGCTCCAGTAATTCAGCCTGTTGTTCCTGAATAAAATCTACGTTGTCCGGCATTACCAGTTCCTTTTGTCGTTCAGTTTTTTAAATTCATCAGCGCAATAGCTGGCGATTTCTGTCGTTAATTTCGTCAGTTCATCCACGGAGGAAATTTGCTTGTGAAATACAGCGCGTTTAACAAGTAAATTGACCACATCAGACAGGAGGTTTAATTCACTCTGATAAATCGCGATAACAGACTCAGTTATTTCGCGTTTTTCTTTATCAAGACCAAGTTGAATAAGAGACAAATCGCCATTTTTCATAACGGCGATTTTTAAGGCATTGTTCAGTAATACAACTGAACGAGAACAGGACATCAAAGCACCTCCCCGCGAGACAATCCGATGTTGTGAAATTTTTCCGACTCCTGACTGAGCAGCTCGACTATCTCCACGCGGGATAACTCCGCCTTTGTGATGTGGCGAATCATGGCGTCAAGATGAGAAGAAAAGCGCGTCGCTGCATCGGCCTGTGCTTCGGTTCTGGCCTGTTGCAGCAGTAATGCGTATTTACCGCACTGATTTTCAGAAACTGTATGCATGACTTTCTCCAGGCAAAAAGAAGCCCCGCACAATTAAGTGCGTTAAAAACTCTGGTTAATTACTTAATGCAGATATTGCTCTGGTTTTACCGACGTCAGAATTGTCGGTGCATACTCAAACAGGCTGAATAATTCACGTAATGCACGGAATAAAGCATCACGCCAGTAACATGACTCTTCATTAATTCGCCAGTATGGCTGGTTGAATTCTTTTTCAGTCAATCCGGCATGCATAAATAAAGTGCGACGCTGACTGACTGTTAAAAAACTAATATATGCATACTCACTTGCGCCAACCTGACGGCGTTTTGAGAATGCCCCACGCAATTCATCAATTGCACAAACCAGCCGTTCACGTTCGACGTCGTTCATTTCTTCAAAACGCATCGTTGCGTGACGCTGTTTTAACTGCGCATGAAAGCAAACCGTTAGCCGTTCGCGCTCCATCATCTGATTATAATAATCACATGTATCCTGCCAGCGAGGAACGGCAAGATGCTTACCAATTATCCGGCGCATAGCTGCTGGCTGTTTTTCAACGAGATTGAGCGTCATCACTGTCATTTCCATACCCTCCGGCTTTTCAGAAAGGTCAGAGCCTTTTTTAACGGACTCTGTTTTTTGGTGCGGATAATGATTCCCTTACGCCCCTTACCGTGGGTGATGGTGAAGTCAATCGCCCTTGGGCTTTCGTTACGCAGTAACTGAGCAATACAACGCGGTTCACTCATAATCACAACCCCATCCACAAAAGCCATGCATCACGCTGTTCAACTGGTCGGTTATAAAACGCCTCTCGTACAGCGCGATTAAACTCTGGAATGAAAACCCACTTCTCACCGACACGAGCGTTCGGCTTACTTGGATCACGAAGCTCAATAACTGGCAATTTATTCTCTTTTACCATCTTGACTACAGCCGTTTCTGGCTTACCAAGTAACTCTGCAAACTTAACCGTATGTACCGCATCAATCGGGTACTGAATCACATAGTCATTGACTTCCATTGATTAGCCCTTTTTGCTTTCGTGTTACCCTTATTAGATCCAGTCCCTTCTAGGTCGCCCCTGTCCTTTCTAGGGACTGGCTAACACACTCAAAAGGTCACCAATACACAACCTTTTGACGGGAATATAAGTCACCAATAGGTTACTGTCAAATGCAGACATTCGAAAAACTGAAAGCGATTAGGAAAGCAGAAGGCTTAACACAGGCGAAATTCAGCGAAATTAGCGGGATAGCTCTAGGAACAGTCAAAAATTACGAAAGTGGGCATAAAGACCCTGGTCTCAGCATCGTTATGCGAGTCACAAATACGCCTTTATTTAAAAAATATACGCTCTGGTTAATGACTGGTGATACGTCACCACAAGCTGGTCAGATCGCGCCGGCTCTCGCACACATTGGGCAAAAACCAACAGAATCAGACCACTCCGAAAAACAGACTGGTTAACACTCTATAAACATTATATTTTCACCATTTGTTACCAAGATGGTGAATACAGCGTCAGAGGGCTTTCTTATGTCAATTAAGAAGCTCGATGATGGACGCTATGAAGTGGACATTAGACCTCGCGGTCGCGACGGAAAACGCATCCGCAGGAAATTTGAAAGAAAAGCTGAGGCTGTAGCATTTGAGCGATACACAATCGCCTACGCCAGCCAGAAAGAATGGGCAGGTCAGCGAGCAGATCGCAGAACTTTGAGTGAGTTGCTGGACATCTGGTGGAAATATCACGGGCAAAACCACGAGCATGGAACAAAAGAGTTTAATCATCTGCTCAAAACCATCAGCGGCATAGGTGATATACCAGTGAGCCGGATGAGCAAAAGAGCTTTGATGGATTATCGTTCCATGCGACTACGTGATGGAATCAGTGCCGCAACGATAAACCGTGACATGTACCGATTATCCGGCATGTTCACAAAATTAATTCAATTGGATGAATTTTCCGGGCAACACCCAATTCACGGACTGCCGCCACTGGCGGAGGCCAACCCTGAAATGACGTTCCTGGAAAAAGCAGAAATCGAAAAACTGTTAAATGTTTTGGATGGTGATGACTTACTTGTCGCACTTTTATGTCTGAGCACTGGAGGAAGATGGACGGAAGTTGCCACGCTAAAACCAGCACAGATTACAAATTGCAGGGTTACCTTCCTGAAAACCAAAAACGGTAAAAAGCGAACCGTGCCGATTTCTGAGGAACTGGAGAAAAAAGTTAAAGAGGAGGCCAGCGCTAAATTATTCAAAGTTGATTATGAGAAGTTTTGCGGGATTTTACGCAGAGTGAAGCCAGATATACCACCCAATCAGGCAACCCACATCCTGCGGCATACATTCGCAAGCCATTTCATGATGAATGGGGGCAATATAATCGCACTGCAACAGATTCTGGGACATGCGAGCATTCAGCAGACGATGGCCTATGCGCACCTTGCGCCTGACTACCTGCAAAATGCCGTCGCGCTGAATCCTCTAAAAGGCGGAGTGACGTTATAAATTTCCCTTCTGAGTGTCCACATAGTGTCCACACTCTCAGAACTTTGTAGCCCTTCCAGTCCCTTATAGGTTTTCTTAAGTTACTGTTTTCTTACGGAAACTTATGTAAGTGATTGATAAAAAAAACCCCCACATCATGTGGGGGAAGACAGGGATGGTGTCTATGGCAAGGAAAACAGGGTTTACTACTGGGAACGTGAGTTGCTACTACTCAATAGCTTCAACGATGAACTTTTTTGCCATTGCGTCACGTCACGCAACTGCTCCATTCGTTGTTGATGTTTCTCGTTTAAAACCGCTTGCTGCTCCGGCGTTAACAGGCGATACATTTGGTTGCGGACTTTTGCCATCTCAACCTGACGAGCAATTTGCTCATTCGCCATTTTTTCTGCCTGTGCGCGCACAGCGTTTTCATCAAAATTTTCTGCGGTGACAAGGCGATGCATTGTCTCCAGTTCGCTAACATTAACAGGAGGCTGTTCGTGCCGGGCCTGTTGCATAAGATCTCGCATCTGCTGACGCTGATGTTCGGTTAAACTTATGCCGTCGAACATATGGCTCTGCGTACTGCGCTGCGTAAGTTCTTCACCCGGATGCCAGTTATCGCCTGAACCGACTTCAGCAGCGTGGCTTAATGAACTGACTGCCAGCGTTGAGGCCATGACGGCAGCGGTAACTATGCGCATCATTTGCTCCCAAAATCTTTCTGTCGCGATTCAACGATAGAGAGTTTACGATTCAGGCTGCAAACATGCGTCAGGGGGTGTAAAACAACGTAAAGTCATGGATTAGCGACGTCTGATGACGTAATTTCTGCCTCGGAGGTATTTAAACAATGAATAAAATCCTGTTAGTTGATGATGACCGAGAGCTGACTTCCCTATTAAAGGAGCTGCTCGAGATGGAAGGCTTCAACGTGATTGTTGCCCACGATGGGGAACAGGCGCTTGATCTTCTGGACGACAGCATTGATTTACTTTTGCTTGACGTAATGATGCCGAAGAAAAATGGTATCGACACATTAAAAGCACTTCGCCAGACACACCAGACGCCTGTCATTATGTTGACGGCGCGCGGCAGTGAACTTGATCGCGTTCTCGGCCTTGAGCTGGGCGCAGATGACTATCTCCCGAAACCGTTTAATGATCGTGAGCTGGTGGCACGTATTCGCGCGATCCTGCGCCGTTCGCACTGGAGCGAGCAACAGCAAAACAACGACAACGGTTCACCGACACTGGAAGTTGATGCCTTAGTGCTGAATCCAGGCCGTCAGGAAGCCAGCTTCGACGGACAAACGCTGGAGTTAACCGGCACTGAGTTTACCCTGCTCTATTTGCTGGCACAGCATCTGGGTCAGGTGGTTTCCCGTGAACATTTAAGCCAGGAAGTGCTGGGCAAACGCCTGACGCCTTTCGACCGCGCTATCGATATGCACATTTCCAACCTGCGTCGTAAACTGCCGGATCGTAAAGATGGTCACCCGTGGTTTAAAACCTTGCGTGGTCGCGGCTATCTGATGGTTTCTGCTTCATGATAGGCAGCTTAACCGCGCGCATCTTCGCCATCTTCTGGCTGACGCTGGCGCTGGTGTTGATGTTGGTTTTGATGTTACCCAAGCTCGATTCACGCCAGATGACCGAGCTTCTGGATAGCGAACAGCGTCAGGGGCTGATGATTGAGCAGCATGTCGAAGCGGAGCTGGCGAACGATCCGCCCAACGATTTAATGTGGTGGCGGCGTCTGTTCCGGGCGATTGATAAGTGGGCACCGCCAGGACAGCGTTTGTTATTGGTGACCACCGAAGGCCGCGTGATCGGCGCTGAACGCAGCGAAATGCAGATCATTCGTAACTTTATTGGTCAGGCCGATAACGCCGATCATCCGCAGAAGAAAAAGTATGGCCGCGTGGAACTGGTCGGTCCGTTCTCCGTACGTGATGGCGAAGATAATTACCAACTTTATCTGATTCGTCCGGCCAGCAGTTCTCAATCCGATTTCATTAACTTACTGTTTGACCGCCCGTTATTACTGCTGATTGTCACCATGTTGGTCAGTACGCCGCTGCTGTTGTGGTTGGCCTGGAGTCTGGCAAAACCGGCGCGTAAGCTGAAAAACGCTGCCGATGAAGTTGCCCAGGGAAACTTACGCCAGCACCCGGAACTGGAAGCGGGGCCACAGGAATTCCTTGCCGCAGGTGCCAGTTTTAACCAGATGGTCACCGCGCTGGAGCGCATGATGACCTCTCAGCAGCGTCTGCTTTCTGATATCTCTCACGAGCTGCGCACCCCGCTGACGCGTCTGCAACTGGGTACGGCGTTACTGCGCCGTCGTAGCGGTGAAAGCAAGGAACTGGAGCGTATTGAAACCGAAGCGCAACGTCTGGACAGCATGATCAACGATCTGTTGGTGATGTCCCGTAATCAGCAAAAAAACGCGCTGGTTAGCGAAACCATCAAAGCCAACCAGTTGTGGAGTGAAGTGCTGGATAACGCGGCGTTCGAAGCCGAGCAAATGGGCAAGTCGTTGACAGTTAACTTCCCGCCTGGGCCGTGGCCGCTGTACGGCAATCCGAACGCCCTGGAAAGTGCGCTGGAAAACATTGTTCGTAATGCTCTGCGTTATTCCCATACGAAGATTGAAGTGGGCTTTGCGGTAGATAAAGACGGTATCACCATTACGGTGGACGACGATGGTCCTGGCGTTAGCCCGGAAGATCGCGAACAGATTTTCCGTCCGTTCTATCGGACCGATGAAGCACGCGATCGTGAATCTGGCGGTACAGGATTGGGGCTGGCGATTGTTGAAACCGCCATTCAGCAGCATCGTGGCTGGGTGAAGGCAGAAGACAGCCCGCTGGGCGGTTTACGGCTGGTGATTTGGTTGCCGCTGTATAAGCGGAGTTAAACTCCGCATTTGTAGGCAGGATAAGGCGTTTACGCCGCATCCGGCATTTGAGCAGGATGCCTGATGCGACGCTGATAGCGTCTTATCAGGCCTTGTA